GCCCATTGAACCAGAGTGATGACACCATTGGTAATACTTACCGTAAATATCCCAAAAGTCCCTGTATTTGTTTGTAAATTATAACCATACAGTACATCTAAAACGTCTGATGAGGCAATAGGATTGATTTGAAGGTCTACACCATTAAGATAACCAGCAGTAGTAATGGTTGAGAGGCTGTCTGTTGTGACCATCCGCTTCATTTGCGGAAGAATGCCTATTTGTGCGGGTAGAACGACGGGTAACTGAATAATTCCCATATGATAATCCTTTATCAAAATTCATAAAACTTTCCATAAATTATGCTTTGCGTGGAGTCATAGCACCACCTTCGCGCTTCCAATTCGCTTTTTCTTTTGGCTTGCCAGACATTTTTCCAGGCTCACCAGTGCGACCGCCTTCACCTGACCTTTGCTTGACCCTTTCAATGCCTTGCTTATGATCATCCTTTACTTTGCGATTATCTATCATTTCAAATCCTCCGTGATTACGATTATGATACTTTATGTTTTAAATTGACACAATCATCTTAGGCTTTTATGTTAATCCATTTTACAAGGGTTACATAAGTCTTTGCCATAACAAATAGGGCATTTTTTTCCTTTGATAAAACCATTTTCTAATTTTTCTATTCTTTCTGTGAGTTCATTTATTGCTTTGCCTACAATATTAAGTTTAAAATCATAATGTTTTTGAAAATCTTCTAATTTTTCTATTCGTTCATTGAATTTTTCAATATGCATTTCAATAGCTTCATATATAGGATTTTTGATTTTCCCAGAAAAAAAATATTCAAGTTTTTCTATTCGTTTAGTTAACAATTCTCTTTGAAAATCATCAAATGTATAATTTTTTTCTATATTTCTTAATTGACCATAGATGGCACTTAAATCACCATCACTATAATAATGTGACTCAACTTTATCTAATCTTTTCTCTATTTTATCAAGTTGATTTGCTATTAAATCTTTTACTAAATCTAACTTTTTTTCCATTGCGCAAAGAATATTAATCGAAAAATCGTTCAAATGTTCGCTCATTTCTTTTCCTTATTATATGGAGGATATTCAATGCCAATATTTATCCATTTATTCATCTTTTTTAAAAGCCCCTGCCTTCATTAATTCTATATAAATACACATTTCAGCCCTATGGAATGCCTTGGTTCCTTTTTCATCAGGGAAACCAAAATTATCATAGCGCTTATTTATTAATCCTGGATAATATTTTTCAATTTCATTCAACATAACTTCGGCTATTTTTGTTATTTGTTCAGGTAATTGCATAATATTCATCTCTCAATTGTTGTTTTTGTTCTTTCGATAAAGATTTAAACCATTTTAAAAATTCCTCATTACAATCATCGCATAATATCGAAATCCAATCATTTTTTCCTTCTGAATAAAGATTAAGATATTCTTCGGCGGCTTTTAAATCATTCCATTCTTTATTATCTAACTTTTTATAAGTTTTTTTACAATTTTCGCAGGTATAATCGCTCATATATTTCTTCTTCTATTTATTATTAATGTATAAAAATAGTTATCCACGATAAGGTCTCTTATCGATGGTAACTAAATGACAATTATTTATTTGTTTTTTATAGAAATTACATAATATTACGTAATACGTATCATGCCTTATTCGGATGAGGAAACTCTACTTGAATAGGCCTTAGCAGTCTGTCCATGGTAATATTCTTTTGTCCGCGCACATGAGGATTTTGGTAGCTCCATATCTCTCCGCTCTCATCCAAAATAACTGTCCAAATAAGATGATGCTCATTCCCATAGTCAATGACTAAAATCGCCTGACCTGGGCCTTTAGGCGTATTTATGGGAATGGTAGGATTTAACTGTAAGATAGTCATAAAAACGTCCCTGATATATTCATTAATAAATAAAGCGCTACAGCAACTATTAAAATCGTCAACATAAGGGCCTATTATTTCTTATGCATTTTTTTCAATGTTTCTGCTAACCGCGCTCTTTTTCCTTCTTTTCCGCCGGCCTTTGCCGCTTTAGCAAGTTTTTTTTCAGGAATTTTCTTATCTCCTGGTATCCCTAATTCTTTATGAAGCGCTCCTTTATGTTTTATTGTGCCTTTGATCCATTTCTTTTTTTCCATGATTACTTCCTTTTATTCCATAATTTAACAGCATTTTTTAATCCTTGAGCTATTTGAGATTCAAAGCCACAGTCTATGCAATGAAGATTGACCCAATGCAATGGATTAGCCACACTTCCTAATACCACATGCTCGGTATCATAAATAGCTTCACTAGCACATATAGGACATGGCTTTACAGCATAGTTCCCTATTTCCATTAATAACCTTTATGCATTTTCTCTAACTTTCCAACAGTTTTTCTCTCTTTGTTGATTAACTTCTTCTCTTTCTTTTCATGCTTCTTCATTTTTTCTTTCATTTTTGATTTTGTTTCTTTTTTCATAATTTTTCCTTATTTAAAAAGTTATTTTCCATTCATGACGAGGATCAGGAACGAACACCATAGATTCTGATGTTGTCTCGCTATTACAGTCATTTACTTCAAAACTTTTAACAATCCATCCCCCATATACTTTTGCTCTATAAGTTGCTCCAACCACAGAGCCAGCATTTGAATAAATTTTTTCCCAATCAAATCTCATTTATCATCCTTATATTTAGGTAAGTAATCCTCTTCATCATCAAATGGATCAGCATCATGCAAATACGCTTGTCCATATTTTAATAGATTATCCGCCATAAATGCACACGCTTTTCCAATATCAGATTCCATGGAAAAAAAGAATGCGCTTGCTTCCGATAAATGCTGGAGACCCATTTTTAATTCTTTTTTCTCTTTTTTATTTATCATTTCTTTCGCTCTTAGACGTTGATCGTCGTTTTATTGAATAGGCAGCAATTTGTTCACATAAAAATATAAAATCATTCTGTTCAAGATTAGATTTCATAACATTTACCTTAATTTGAATCAATTGTATATTATCTTTTGTATATCCCAATTTAGAATCTATCCTATCCAAAGAAGGAGGAATATCCTTATTAAATAAAATTCCTGTTAATGCGCATTTACCTTCTTGTAAAATCATTAATTCTTCTAAATCTTTTAAAGTAATAAAAAAATCTCTTTTATGATAAATAGCATGTTTTTTTGCATCCCTAAAAATAAATCTTAGTGGATTTCTTCTTCTTTGATTCATTTGCCATTCAATAGCGCAATTCAAACATTGAACATTATTTCCAGTATGTAATCTCCATCTTTTATGAAATCCATGTTTCTTACATTCAATTTCTAATCCTTGATGGAATCTTTCCATTTTCTTTAATTTTCTTTCTACCAACAACTTAACATGAGGAGGACACTCACCTTTTTTATAAAATTTTAGACCTGAAATATTTCTTTTAATTTCTTTTTTTTCCATTGTTATTATGCCTTTTAAAACAAGCATTATAACAAAAACTGCCTACTTTTTCTTTCTGTTTTTTGATTTTCTTTTAATAGCGTAAGCAATAGCTACAGATTGCTTTTGTGGTTTTCCCGCGTTCATTTCAGCCTTAACATTGGATGAAAATGCTTTCTTTGACTTAGATTTTCTTAGCGGCATCTCATGTCCCTTAAGGTCGAGTTTTCTTTTTAACAGCGTTTTTAAGCGGTAATAAAGTGCTTTTACGGCGAGTTTTATTCGTATCTTTAGCAACGGGTTTAACACTTTTACTGGTGTTTTTAAATGATTTACTGTCATTCTTCTCTTCTTTCTTGTCAAATGGATTTGCTTTTTTCATGATAAATTCCTTCTCAATTCAAATCATTGATATAACCTTCTTTTCCACAAATAATACAATAATAATAGTCATCCACAATAGATAAGGTGTGGACGTTATTTTTATTGCATTCTCCCAATATTAGTTTTTCTTCTATAGGTAATTGCGCTGTCAATCTTTTTTTTACACTTTTACTTACGTTTTCCGTACAATTCTTCATATAAATTTCGTCTCTCTTGGGCATTTGCACCATCCATATGGCGGCGTAAGGAGCATTCTAATTGACGATCATTCATTTTGTAAGTTTTTTTTAATTCATACTGAGTAGCATTTCTAATGTCATTCCAGGTTATTTTCTTTTCCATTTAACAATTCCTTTGTTATCTCATGCAGTAATAATAACAATTGTTTTTTGCTTAATTCAATGCAAGAAAAAGGATACTTATTTTCGTTGCTTTCTTGTGATTCAATTACCCCTATTCCTGGTAATTCTAAGGCTATTACACTTTTTGAATAAGCTTTCATCATAGAGCCAATAATTATTTTCAATTATGCATTTGCTCCTTTTGAGATTTCTTTAGGTTGCGATATTAAATGATGTGTTTCTATGGATTCTTTCGTATGACGGTGACGCATGTCCTTATGCTCCATGGCCGCTTTAATCCCATCATGTTTCTGTTTATGCTCCATTTCATTATGCGCAATGGCAAGCTCAATGGCCTTTGAAAATCGTTCAGTTTGGGCCTCTACTAATCGCACTTGAGATTCGTCTTGCGACATCTTAATATCTGCCTCAAGTTTTTGCTGATCATGCTGCAATTGTGCCAAATCGACTTGAAAATCTTGTTGTTGCTTAGCAGCTTGTATCTGGACTTTTTGTGCATCTGTTTGTGCTTTTATCATCGCAGGATTATTTTGCATTTGCTGCTGCTGCATTTGCATCGCCATTTGTTTTTGTTGCTGCATTTCCTTTGTCCAGCCTTCTACCAATTCTTTGAGCTGTTCAATGCCGCGACCATCCATATTATCCAAAATAAAGTTCAATCCTTTTTCAGCCATGAATTGTGCGAACAACGGTGACATGCTAGATATTTCTTTTATCATTTGAATAGTGCGTGATTTCTGCACTTGGAACGAAGCGCCAGCCTTTAGACAGACATTGAATTCATTCGGGTCAAAGTCCATCTCAAGGCCTTCTTGTTGATTTAATTTGACGTATCCTTTTCGTCCATCTTGATCAACAATAGGTAGCGTGCGAGGCGTAGTGTAATACTTTGGCATAAGATTAACATAGCATTGCGCGGCTCTTTGGTATCCTTGGAGAAATCCGACGATATAAGGCATGGCAGTCGCATTAGATTGAGAAGCCGCTTCAACCAAAGCAATGCCAGACAATTGATTATTATTAATTCCGAGACTCGCATCATAACTTCCTAATACATTTTGAATAAGTGAATCAGCGCCCGTAAACGCACTAGAAATCTCGGGCGGCATTGGATTTCGTACGATTTCCTGAATAGGATTATTAATCGGCATATTCGGGTCTTCTTCATAAACCGAATTGTAGACCATGACACTTGCCTTTTGAACGTCTTTATAGGCTTGCATAAATTCTTCTTCTTTTGGTAATGCTTCCTTTGCCACCATGAATTTATGCTGAATCGTATTTTCTATTTCATTTGCCCATGTAATGCCCGCATAATTCTTAAGACGTTGTGCGCCTCTGGCATGATACACATAAGGACGTGTATATTGTCGCACGTTGCCATTCTTTGGTGTCTTAATCATGACGCTGCTGCCATCAACAAAAATCAATGGCAACATCTCAAAGTCTGTTTCTATTTCCTCGATAATAAGATTTTCAATGCAACGATATCGCCATATAGTCTCAATCATTGTTTTTCTTGGTTTACCAATAATGGCCGGTGGTTGCGTAAAGTCTTCCCATTCTTTGACCATTTTCTTGTAATCTTTATATTCGAGAACTGCGCCATCATTTAATTGCACAATCTCAATTTCTTTTTTCTTTTTTTCATAATAATCAGCCACTATGATAATAGGCGTCATATCATTCAAATATGCCCAGTTAAATCCTGCAAAGTCCCGCCTAAAGTTAATTTGCTCAATAGGAATATCAGGATATCTATCGATAAAGTCCTCTTTCGCCATGGGAAAAAGCTCAAAGCAAAAGCGACCATCTCCTTTATGCGAATCACGCGCTAATTGATCAAACCCACATAACGTAGGGTCAAATGCTCGCAAAATAGATATCACTTGGTGCATTGACTTTGGCATAGGATAGTCCACGTCCATCTTAAGAACGCTAAATCCGCCCGATAATAAATCCTTATAAACTTCATAACGTGTGTGATGATTGTTGGTATCATTTACTGTGTGCCGTAAATGCATTTCAATGACGCGAAGCATTAATGGATCAGCTTTGTCGGGATTTTCTGCATTGACTTCGATATCAGGTTCTTGCTTACTAAATTCACCTAACAATCGTGATATGTAAGCCTCTAAAACATTAAACTCAAGCTGAGGACGCCCAATGGTTGCAAGTAATGTGACTTCATCACTGCTAAGGGAGGTTTCGAAGACAAATCGCCTAAAATCATTATAGCGATCATAATTGGGCTTGAAGTATTCATATGCGCGACGGACGTTTGTCTTAATCCGTTCAAGATCGGTTTCTTTCTGTTTCGCCTCATCCATGAGACTTTCCTTTTAGTAAAAGGTCATTCTTCTAAAACAATCTTTATCCTTTGTATTTTATCCAATAATTCAGTATCAATTATAGAAACATTATACATATTCTTTATAATTTTAACCTCTTCATAAACATTCTGCATACCAACGGCATGTGCCCTTATTATTTTTTCTATTTCATCCATTCGATCGGTAATTCTTTTTTGATTTGCAAATATATCACCGGAACACTCTTTAATATTATGCTCCAATTCTCGCATTTCCACATAATGGCCATGATAAAATCTCTCAAAATAACGATCAACTTTTATATCTATTTGCTCAATCATTTTTTCTGTTAACATCTCATCTTCCATATGCTTTTGACCTTAATCTATCCACTTGATTGTAACCGCTCATTAAATTTTTAGCGATGGATTGATGGTTCTTTCCACCAACTTCTTTTGAAATGATAATCTTATCAATTAATGCCATTTTAATAGCATCATACGCAGTATCGCAATTTTTTAATAAGACGCCATTACCATAATATACTCCGAATCTTTCAATTCTTAAGCTATATACAGGTTTTTTGTCTAATATTTCTTCCTTTAAGCTTATGTTTACATTCGTGTGAGCATGTTTTTCTGTTTTTGCTTGTAGGATGTTGTTTTTTTGCAGTAAATTCATTTCCACAAATAATACATTTTGCCGTGAAATTCCCAATATTCTTTCTGTAATAAATTGTGTTACATGATGAAGAACATGTGCTAGCTTTTGAACCCACTTTACGATAAATAAATTCCTTTTTACAGATAATACACTTTGCTGTTCGTGTTTTAACCGAGTTTTTTCCATTCTGTATGTGCCACTTTTTTCCTTCTTTGCTTTTATGCCATTCAGCGGCAAGAAAGCGTATGTTATCAAAATGTTCTTTATGTTTATGAGCATGTTCGCTCCTCGATAAACACTCCAAATTCTCATAATTATTATTAAATCTATTATGGTCTTTATGGTGAACATCGTAGCCTTTAGGTATTTTTTCCCCACTATAAAACTCCCAAATGGCTCTATGAAGAGTCTCCGATTTTTCGCCTCTTTTACCACATCTATAATATTTTCCCTTGATTCCACATGTATATTTTTTTCCATTAAATATAATAGCTTCTTTTGACGCCATTTAGATAAATTCCAAAATGATAATTTATCTATTTTATCATCATCAGTTACAGTATCAAGACAAATGAATCCATTTTCGGTAAAAACTTTATGTTTAGGAGTGCCTATCAAACCTAAATTATTAATCACGGAATGAATACCGGTGCATATAGAACTAGAAACAACTCCTATTCCAAATGGCGTAATTACTTTATCGCCTATTTTAATATTTTCTATATTTTTATCGCCAAATATTGTGGCTATTTTAGTTCCCGCAACAAAACATATATCATCAAATCTGTGTACATTATTTGCTGTAATCTTACGCATATGCTCCAGACATATCTTGGTATGTTTGCCATATACCGGCAGCGATATTTGCCCATTGGCTATGTATTCTTGCATAGCAATAAATCGAGTGGTTTTATTATTTTTAGTCCCAGCGCGTTCAATATCGATGATTCTTAATCCTGGGATATTCTTTAGTGTCGAAACCAATGTTACTCCCGTCGATTTCTTTTCAATTGCAGCAAATTTAGGCTTAACATGATAACGCATACAACTAGTCCAAAAATCGAGAAACTCATCTTGCAAATCTTTGGGTTCAATCCGCAACTCTCTGCAATCAATCCAATGCAAACCGAAACTGTCATCAATAATAGTGCCATTAAAAGATATATTATATAATCCCCAAAAGCTAAATACAGTCGCATCATTGTATTCTTCTTTGGTCTCAGCGCTATCACACGTGACAAATGTCGCCAAAATATTTGGGGTATTGTCCAACAAAGGAAACCAAGATTCTTGAAATAGCCCCCCGCCAGCAGGCATAGGGTCTTGTTGATATTGTGAGGCAAAAACATACGGTTGTTTCTCTCGCATTAATAACAGTTGAGATTTAGGATTTACCTCGGGATATCGCGCATTGCCCGCTTCATCCAATGCCTTAATAATCACTTTCTTCCATTCTTGGCCATCGGCACCCGACAATAAATGCGCTATCAAGTCATCTTCATGAAGTCGTTGGCCAATTAATAATATCGGTACATTAGGCGCACGTAAACGTCTTTCAATCGTCTCAAAATAGTTACGTTTGACACGCTCACGAATAGTATCACTATGGATTTCCTCCGGCTTATGAATATCGTCTATAACAACAGCACCGCTAAAGCGATTTAGTCCTGGCAATCCCGCGTCATGTCCTGTGATGCCTGATCCGCTGCCAAATGCGGCAACCGCACCGTTCTGTGTTGTCATAAAGAAATCTTTAGCACTACTATCACGGCGTATATCAATACCAAATAATTGACGATAGATAGGTATACACATAGTTTGTTTGATCGAAGCGGTGTGTAAGGTTGCCAATTCAAAACTATGCGATATATATAGAAACTTACAATCAGGATAGTGAGAAAAACACCACGCGATAAAAGATTTACATAGTTCACTTTTTGCCCATCCAGGAGGAAGATTGATAACAAGTCGGGTTGATTTTAGATAAAATGCGTCTTCTAATTCACGGCAAACCGTTTTAAAGTGCGATTCGTTTCCATCCGGCCGGGACAACATGAACTCACGGCCGGTCCGTTTCTCAAACATAAATCGATGGAATGTAAACAGATCGCCGAGTAATTCTCGTCGTAATTCGCCATCAAACGCTATTCCGTTTTGCATTTGTGAAGAAGCTCACGGTCTTTTTGGATTTCATCACTATTCGTTTCAGATTTTTCTTCTTGCTTTTCATTCCATTCAGCACGAAAACGGTTACGCATATTCATCATCCACAAAACGTGGTTAAACTCTTTGCAATAAAGGTTTTTTCTGCCTTTTTCTTCCCACCAACCTTGAGAAAAATCGATTCCTTTTTTAACAGCGTCTAAAAACTCTGGGTGTTCATCTTTCCAATTATGAAGCGTTTGTTTGCACACTTGAAGCTTTCTGGCAATAGACATAATCGACATGCCTTTGTTCAAACATTTTCTTACAACCTCACAATATTCAGGCTTATAAGCCGTAGGCCTTCCGCCAGGATGTTTGGTCTCATTCGTCATAATTGCACCCCATTGGATCGGATTGAGTAATATATACATTCACAGGATGAAAGGAAATTAATAAAAATAGGTTCAATAAGCAAATAATTAATATAAGTGATAATGCTATCTTATAAAGAAGTATTTTTTTCATTGCCTGAATCATTTTTCTCATCCTTGAGATTATTTAATTCTTTGTCAAATATATCTTCGGCTTCTTTATCAGAGATATCCTTATGTAATGCTTTAATTTTCTTAATAGCCTTTTTATAATAATGCCCTTCTTTATCAATTTTAAATTCTTTGGGTTCATCTTTCCAAATTTTACCAGTTGCATTGCATTTCTCGCAATCATGATAAATATAACCACCAGTTGTATAGCGTCGACTTCCTTGACATTCATCACATTTAACTTTAGGCATAAATCATCCTTAATTTATTGAAATATCATAACATTTACCTAATAAATGTACAACATCATAAAATAAATGAAAATAATTTAAAAAAAGTGTTGCAATGATATTATTGTGATGTTATCATGCTCTTATCAAGTCAACATTAACAAAGAGGAAATAGAAAATGAAATTCAAAGCCATCAAGTTCAACGGTAAATACGCAGTAGCAAACGCTCAAGGATACATAGCTGAAGATGAGATAGAAACACTTAAGGAAGCCAAGAAAATAGCAAAATGGATCAACGAAAATAACTAAAAACAGGGGCGAAAGCCCCTTAACCGAGGAGAAATAATGAAATCCTATTCAAATACAACAGAAACACGTATAGCACTATTAGAGCAATCAATAAGTCATATTAATGAAACACTAAATAGAATTGATAAACGATTAGACACAATGGAAACAAATTCTGTCTCACAATTTAGATGGATTGTAGGAATAATAATTACTCTTTTTGGATTGCCTATTATTCAAAATACTATTATACATTTTTGGAGCCATTAAAATGACGACCGAACAAGAACAAATAGCAATAACCAAATATGATCTTTACTATGAATCTCGCATGACTCGCATGAAGACAATCACAGAAGAATTAAAACAAAGTGTAAAAGATATAAGGGAAGATGTTAGAGAAATAAGAACAGATTTAAAATGGTTTTTTGGAATTGTTTTAGGTCTAACATGCATTATTTTCGGACTTATGGCACGCGGATTTCACTGGATAGGATAATAAATGAATAGCAATGACAATTTAAGACTAGAAAGACTCGCCTTATTAATAGGAACAATGATAGGACAAATAAACGAATTATTAAATCAGATTCAAAATAATGATAAAGCGCCTAATGATATTTATAAAAGTTTATTAGACATAAATAAAATGGCGTCTTTACAAATTCATGAGATTTATTATAAGGAATAAAAAGAAAATGAAAGTTTATATAGTTTTTCGCGATAGATTATATGAGGATTCCGAGATATTAGGTGTCTTTATAAATAAAGAGGACGCAGAAAAAACAAAAAAAGATGCTGAAATATCTATGTCTAATATTATATTAAAAGAAAACGAACTAATCGAATAAGGAACCTCAATGGCCACCACAATAAAAACCATAACAATAGCCCTCACCAAAGAAGATTTAAATATTATTAATGAGCTTATTGAAAAGTTAGGCGAGACACAAACCACTGTAATAAAACGCGCATTATCATTTTATAAATATTACCTGGATAACAAAAAATGACTGTAATTAAAATGACATTAAAACAATTTGAAAAGAAGGGCATTTCTCTGTTTGGCGAAAATAGAATGCTCTGGAAGTTTATATGTCCCGTATGTGAAAGCATTATAGAAACTAAGGATTATCAAAAAGCAAAGGCACCTGGAGGTGCAGTTGCATATTCCTGCATATGAAGATATTTGCCAAAGTGTCAAAGAGCATTTGGGGACAAGAAGATAATTAAAGGAGAACCCTGCGATTACACGACGGGTGGATTATTTAATATTAGTCCTATGGAAATAGATGGAAAAAGATATTTTAAATTTTATGAAGGTAAAAAAAATGAGAGAATATGAAAAAAAAGAAAATAATGAATGTGAAAAAGAATTAAATAACCTTGAAAATTTTTTTAATGTATCATTGGAAACAGTAGAAATAATTATACAGCTAAAAATACATGAAGATTATTTTTAATTAATTAAAAAATCAAAAATGAATTAAAATTAGATAATCCTCCACCTATAATAAAAATAGGAAAAAGAACTTTAATAAATCATGAAAGTTTGATAAATTGGCTTAAAAAACTGGAGAACAAAAAATGAATGATTTTCAAATTCATATAGGTCAACCTGCAATAGGTGGAAATCCTATAGGAGAAGCTTCTATAATTTTTAGATTTAATGACAAATTTTCGGCGGTTGCATTGAAAGAATTTAAAAAATGGATAGATACGATTGCTGAAAGCAAAGGCAATAGAAATGAAAAAGCTTATGATGCAAAAAATAGACTTGAATCATTTTTTGCAGAATTATTTATTTGATGATCCAAAATAATAACTCAATACCATCATAAAACCACCCATAAGCTGACCAAATAACATATTAAGCATATCATGGTCGGCAAGTGGAATTGAGTAGAATACAGTAATAGAACACATAGCAAAATAACCAATAACCACAGCAACGGCAATACTCTCCATAACATAATCACGTTTCTTCAATATTTCTGTTATTTTTTCCTCTCGATTACGAGCACTTTCTTTGTCTTCCACATAATTATTGGATAGTAAATCCTTATGCTGTAGTTCTAATTCTTTTAATTTTTGATAAGCATTTTCATTAGAGTTTATTTTATTAACAATATCTTTGGAGTCATTTTCATTGGCGCCAAATACACTTGCTATCAAAGAAATAAACATGCCGGCAAAAGGATTAGCAGTTGATATTGCAGAGGCAAGAATAGGAGAAAATTTACTTACGATGGACTTTACTTCATCAAAATTAATCATAGTTCGCCAGTCCGAATAACTTTCTCTAAATCATAAGCTCTTTGATGGACTTCTGTTTCATAATGAGAATTAATAATTTCATTAGCTGCTGTATCAAAATCGCCTTTCTCTAATGCGGATATCATTTCTTTAAATTCTATAAAAGTTTTTGTGCCCATAAAGCACATATCAACCAATGCGCATTGTCTCGCTTCATTGAGATGATTAAACCAAGGAAATTTTTCTGCTAAAAAATTAAAGAAATAATCCACATCATGATCAAACATCATATCAATTTCAGTGGGAAGAATGCCTCTGCCGGATAAATTGCGTCCTATTCCAATCGTAATTAATCCTTTCGTATCGTGATAAGGAAGCTCTCTATATCCTTCATGCTTAATTAAAAGCGCTCTCAGCTTCGTTTTCATGTCTGAATTCATTAAACATTTCCTTATGAGGTCTTTTAGGAACTATATCACAAGGAAAATGACAACGACTACATGTATAATAATCAATCAATATAAACACTTCCTGTTTACAACATCGGCTTACCATAGCCTAAATCTCACAAAAAATAATAAAAAAATCCCGCCAAACTAAGCGGGAAATAGGATAAATAATGAAGGACATTTAAAATAAATTAATTTCTTGGCAAACGCAAGTACTGTTCTATGGCATATTTAGCATCTTCCCAGTCATCAAACCATTCAGCTAAATAACCTTCTTCGCGCATATTATCCAAAAAAGCTATTTGAGAGGCAGTCGGTCGTTTACCATGCGATTTAAGCTCTATCCAAAACCCTCCATAAAGAACACAGGGCCTCGCTAAGAAGAGATCAGCGCAACCCGCCACCATCCCCATACTCCTCAACCAAACGGCCGTAGCAACGCTGCGCTTGCCCTCATTAGGGATGTGAATGACCGGCAGCTTCATGAGCCTGCACCAAGAGACTAATGCTTGCTGGGACACATCTTCGGGCATTCGCTGCCCGCGTAACTTGAAAGCAGCCATCCATGGCCCCTTGCTAATTATGCTAATTAATAAAAAAAATGTTCTATGTGGAACATCTAGCGCAAATGACACCCACAAAATGGAGGTCTATATCCGCAATTCTTGCATGTTATAGGATAATCTTTCAATGAAGGGGACACATTTGCCCATAATGAAATGATATTTTCTAAGTCGTAACTATATTTTACTAAGGTATTATCAAGCACCGCTTCACAATGCCTAATAAAATCATATTCTGTATATTTTTCTTTCTTACTTAAATAATAATTTCTCACCAATACACGTAAAACCTGAACACGTGCCCCTAAGGATTTTTTCTTTAAAACATGACCCTGGTGTCTCTTAAGGACACCCTCTGTCCCTGTAAAATTATCTTCCATAAATTAACATCCTGTTAATTATTTGTCAAAAAAAGGACACGTGTCCCCCAAAATAGGGACAGTGATTTTTAGTAAGTGTCCCTTTATAAGTATATGTTTTTAAACAAAAAAAGTCAATTTTGGGACACATGGGGCAACAGGGGCACCGGTTACTATAGAGTATATTATAAAATGTGTCCCTTTTTAAAAATACTTATACAATAGGTGTCCCAGGTGTCCCTTTAGGATATAATGTATATGTGTCAATGATTATAGAAGGGACACCATTAAAAAATGGTGTCCCTAAAATGATTAGAGGTGTCTCTTAATTAAAATTGAGGAGGTAAAAAAGAAGAGGATAAAAAAGGGACAAGATAAAGTCGTTGACTGTTAGATTTTCTTGATTTTAAGCCAGTATGTTTTCTTATGATATTACTTAAACGGTTACATTCATGTTTAGTAGGATTTTTTCTACCCATTTTTTCTAATATTTGAGTACAGGTTAATTCAATAGTAGCGCCATTTTTCCAATTTTCTTTCCAATCAAACATTTCAAGAAACTTTTCTTCTAATGGGTCAATTTGTTCATGCTCTTTATTTTTTTCGTTTAAGAAGGATAATTCATCGTGAGTCAACCAAGTTTGTTTGTTTTTTGACCAAATATCATAAACTTCTGCCCAAACTTGTTGTATATCCAATTTATGTTCTAAATCTATAGATTCAACTTCGACAGTCCACCATCTTCTATTTCCAGTATCGTCAACCAAAAATTTAGGATTATTGACAGTTCCAATATATGCCGTGCGTCGATGCAGATAAGAATTTCTCGAATTGTAAGGAAGACGAACAATATCGACAGAAGAAGTAATAAAACTTTTTAAACGGGCAATATCCGCTTTACTAAAAGTACCATCTAATTCACCAAGCTCAGCAATCCAACATTGAGAAGCAGTAATAACAC